TTGCATGGTTAGAGTGTGATGCAAAAGTTGAACATCTTCAAAAATTATCTAAATTAACTATTCAAGCATCTAAATAGAGGTAGAATATGTATTTAGTAAATAAATGTTTTACAAATGGTAAAATAACTGCTAGAAAGGGTAAGGTTATTGATATAAAAGATAAATCTTTAGCCTCTTCCCTTGAAAAAGCAGGGTTTATTTCAACTTTTTCAGAAAAACAAATGACAAATAAAGAATTAGAAAAAACTATTAATGATTTATCAAAAACAATTGAAGATAAAGATAGTGAAATTATAACTTTAAATGCCAAAATAACTGAATTAGAAGAAAAATTAAATAATACAGAAGATACTTCTGATAATAAAGATGAAAAGAAAGATAATTTAGATAATGGTGATGAACCAAAGAAAGATGATGAAACACCTGATAAAAATTCAGATGAAACACCATAAACTGATAAAGAGTAAGTAATTTAAATTGTTCAGGCGACTCCACGAAAGGAGGAATAAGTTATGATTACTAAAGTTAGTGAGATAACAGTAGATAATGTTAAAGATTATTTGCGAATATCTGATATTTCAGATGCTGATAAAAAATACATAGAAACAATAATAAATGTTGCAAAAAGTTATATTGAAAATAATACAGGTTTAAAAAAAGAAGAATTAGATAAATATTCTGATTTGATTATAGTTGTATATGTCTTATGTCAAGATATGTATGATACAAGGTCTTATTATGTAGATAATGATAAAGTTAATAAAGTTGTACAATCTATATTAGATATGCACTCAAGGAACTTATTATGAGTAATACTGTTAAAAATGCAGGTAAATATGATAAATTAATTGAAATTTATAGTGTAATAGATACAAAAGATGAAGATGGTTTTCAAAAACCTACTAAAACTTCTGTATTAAAAACTTATGCTTGTGTAAGAACAACAAGAGGTTATACATTAATTCAAAATAATTCCGATTTTGAAAAAGCATATACAAATTTTACAATTAGATACCCTGCAAAAATTACTATCACTAGAGATATGCTAATTGATTTTAATAGTAAAACTTATTCTATTGAATATTTAAATAATATTAATGAAGATTCTATTGAATTAGAAATACAAGCGAAAGTTGTTGATAAATAATGGCAAAATTTAATCAACAATTGCCAAATGATTTAATTAAAACATTTGAAGAATTGGCAATTGCTACTCCAAAAATGATGGGTGAAATGACAAAGGCAGGTGCAGAAACAGTTGAAAAAATTGTTAGAAATAACCTGTCTAAATCATTTAAATCTACAGATAGATTAAGTAAATGTTTATTTGTTTCAAAAACATATAGAACACCATCTGATGATAGCATAAATAATAAAGTTATGATTTATGGCTATATGGATGCAGAAAAAAAGAAACCTGCACCTTTAGTTGCGATGGCAAGAGAATATGGCACAAGTAGAGGCGAATCAAGAAAGCCTTTTTTTAGAAAGTCTTTTAGAAAAACTGATATTGAAAATGCTATGAAACAAGTAGAAGAAAAATATTTGCCAAAAGGATGATTAAGATATGAATAATGAAATAGAACAGATATTAGATAAATTTAAAGTAGATAATAAGTCTATACCATTTGCATTTTTAAGATATAGAGGTAAAGAAAAAACTTATATTACTTATTATGAAACTATTAATAAACCTGAATTAAATGGTGATGATGAAACTATTTATAGTTCATCATCATTTGATTTTGATGTATATACTGATAGTAATTATTTAAAAATTGTTTCTGAATTAAAAAAAATTATGATTAAAAATAATTTTATATGGGTTGAAGATAGTCCTGATATGTATGAAGAAGAAACAGGATTATATCATAAAACTATAACCTTTGCTAAAGAAAGGAGAAATTAAATATGGCAAGAATTGGTTTAAAGAATTTTAGATATTCAGAGTTGGATAAAGATGAAAATGTTACTGAACCTAAAACTTTAGGTAAGGCAATTGATTGTAAGGTTTCACTTGAATTAAATAGTGCAGAATTATATGGCGATGATGGTTTATGTGAAAGTGATTACACTTTTAATAAAGGTACAGTTACCATCACAGTAGATGATGACGATGATGAAATTTTAGCACCATTATTAGGTCATAAGATGAGTGAAGATGGTGAAATTGTTCGTAAAGATACAGATGTTGCACCATATATTGCTTTTGGTAGAATTTTAACCAAAATAGTTGGTGGTGTATATAAGTATAAAGTCGAATTTTTATCTAAAGTAAAATTCAAAGATACTATGCCTGATGAAGCGACAAAAGGTGAATCTATTGAATTTACAACTGTTTCAATTGAGGGTACAGTTTCAAGAAAATCTGACGGAGAATGGTCTAAATCTAAAACATTTACTTCATATAATGAAGCAAGTGAATATTTAGATAGTTTATTGACTGCAACTAAATAATGAAATGTGTTGTAATAAAAAGATTTAATGATAAAAAAACAAAAGAATTTTATAAATTAAATCAAGTGATAGAAGTATCCGAAGAAAGATACGATGAAATAAAAGAGTATGTTAATCTTTTCGAAGAAACAGTGAAAAAATCTGATAGAAGAAAGGGTAAAGAACTAGAAGTAAAATCCTAGTCTTTACCCTTTTTTTAATTATTTAAATTAGGAGGAAAAATTATGAAAGAAAAAGAAACTATTTTTACAGTTAATGGAAAGGAATATAAAGCAATATTCAATCTTAATGTAATGCAAAATATTCAAAAAAAGTATGGTACTTTTCAAGCATGGGGCGAACTTACTGATGGTTTTGTTTATGAAAATGGTGTCAAAAAAATAAAACTAGATGAAAATGGGAACCCAATAACTAGAAAAGAAAAAGATTCGTTTGGCAATGAGGTAATAGTTGAAGTTTTTGAAACAAGGGAAATTGATATTGAAGCATTAATTTTTGGTATTAAAGAAATGATTAATGAAGCAATTGATATTAGTAATGAAACTACAGAAGTAAAACAAGAATTTTTAACTGATAGACAAGTAGGTAGATTAGTTACTGCGATGGGAGTAGCAAATGCCACTACACAATTGAATCAAAATGTTCTTGATTCAACATCGAGTGGCGAAGAAAAAAACTAATAATCCACGAGGAAGAAGAATATAAGCCCATAGATTTCTCGTGGTTTTTATTTGTAGGTCATACATTAATGCTATTTTCAGAAAAAGAAGTATTTAGAATGACATTGAAAAAATTCAATGCACTTTATGGTTGGTATAGAAAATATCACGATATTGATATGAAACATATTACTTTTGATGATTTAGATAAGGCTCAAGAAAATGATGATGAATGGCTAGATTAGGAGGTGTAAATTATGGCAAGTTCATTTGGTGGTACTGTAAAACTTTCAGGTGAATCTGAATATATACAGGCTTTAAAGAATATTAATAGCAATTTAAAAGCAGTAAGTAGTGAATTAAAATTATCAACTACACAATTTAATAATAATGGTCAAACAATTGGCGATTTAAGAACAAAAAACGATGCTTTAAATAAAAAGTTAGAAGAAGAAAATAATATTGTTAAAACCTGTGAAAATGCTATTAAAAGTTTTACAGAACAACAATCAAAAAATAAAACAGAAATAGATAAATTAAAAACATCGCTTGAATCAGAGCAACAAAAATTAGATAAAATGAAAAATAGTACAACTGCTTCAAGTTCAGAAATTCAAAAACAAGAAAAAGTAGTTGCAGATTTGAGTAAAGAATTAAAATCTGCAGAATCAACTTATGATAATAATACTAGGAAGATAAATGATTATACTGTTAAGATGAATACTGCTAAAAGTGAATGTAGTGATTTATCAAAAGAAATAAAAGATAATAATACTGTTTTAGCAAAAGCAAAAGATAGTATGACAGATAATGCTAAATCAGTAAAAGAATTTTCAGAAGAAGAAGAAAAAGCAGGTAATAGTACACTTACTTTAGGTGATTTAATTAAAGGAAACTTAATTAGCGAGGGTATTATTGCAGGATTTAAAGGACTCGTAAGTGCTATGAAGTCTGTAGGTTCTGCAGTATTAGATGTAGGTAAGTCTGCAGTATCAAGTTATGCAGATTATGAACAATTAGTAGGTGGTGTTGAAACACTATTTAAAGATAGTGCAGATGTTGTTGAAAATTATGCCAATAATGCTTATAAAACTGCAGGATTATCTGCAAATGAATATATGGATACTGTAACATCATTTAGTGCATCATTATTACAAAGTTTAAATAATGATACAAGTAAAAGTGCAGAATATGCAGACCAAGCAATAATAGATATGGCAGATAATGCAAATAAAATGGGTACATCAATGGAATCTATTCAAAATGCTTATCAAGGATTTGCTAAACAAAACTATACCATGCTAGATAACTTAAAGTTAGGTTATGGTGGTACAAAGACTGAAATGGAAAGATTAATTTCAGATGCCAACAAAGTAAAAGAAGCAAATGGTGAAATGGCTAACTTATCGATTGATAGTTTTGCCGACATAACAGAGGCAATTCATATTATTCAAACAGAAATGGGTATTACAGGTACAACTGCTAAAGAAGCAAGTGAAACAATATCAGGTTCTATTAATGCAACTAAATCTGCATGGCAAAATTTACTTACAGGTTTAGCAGATGGAAATCAAGATATTGGCTCATTGTTAAGTAATTTAGTACAGAGTGCTTTAACTACTGCAAATAATATAATGCCTGTTGTTCAACAAGTAGCAGATAGTATTGTTGATATAATACCAGAAGTATTAAATGAAGTAATTACTTATTTACCACAATTTTTAGAAACAGGTAGTAGTATATTATCTAATTTAATTACAGGTTTAACAAATAATATGTCTTTAATTATGAATGCAGTTATGCAAATTGTTAATATGTTAGTATCAACGATAATTCAGAATTTACCACAAATTTTACAAATGGGTATTCAATTAATTGTTTCTTTAGTTCAAGGTATAACACAACAATTGCCTACATTAATACCACAAATGATTGATGCAGTTGTTTTAATGGTTGATACTTTATTAGATAATATTGATTTAATAATTGATGCAGGTATTCAATTACTTATGGGATTAGCAGAGGGTTTAATTAATGCTTTGCCTGATTTGATAGATAAAATACCTGAAATAATAGATAAATTAATTACTGCTATAGCAGATAATCTACCTAAAATAATTGAAGCAGGTATTACATTAACAGTTAAATTAGCAGAGGGATTAGTTAAGGCTATACCACAATTAATTTCTAAAATACCACAAATATTATCATCATTAATTAGTGGAATTGTTAGTTATTATGGTAAATTAGGCGAAGTTGGGAAGAATTTATTAGTCAAGGTTAAAGATGGTATTGTAAATGGTATATCAGGAATGGCAGATGTAGGTAAAAATATTGTTAAAGGGTTATGGAATGGTATAAATAATGCTAAAGATTGGGTACTTGATAAAATTAAAGGATTTGGTAGTTCAATTTTAAGTGGAATTAAAGGAATATTTGGTATTCATTCACCATCAACAGTATTTAGAGATGAAGTTGGTAAAAATTTAGCAAAAGGTATTGGTGTTGGTTTTCAATCTGAAATGGCAGATGTAAATGATACTATTCAAAAATCATTGCCAACAGATTTAGATATATCAACAAAAATGAATTTGAAAAATTCGGGTTCAATATTCTCATCAGGTGCTAATAAAAATACTCAATCAGTTAGTAAAGTGGAAAACAACACTTATAACTTCTATTCACCAAAAGATTCACCTAGTGAGTATGCAAGACAAATTAGAAAAGAAAAACAATATTTGGATTTGGTAGGTGCATAGTATGGCAAGAAAAATAGTATGTGAAAATTATTTAAATGAAAAGATAACTTTTGAGTTCAAATTTCCTTTTTTTCTTGAAAGTGTAGATGGATTGCATGAAGTAACAGGTGTCGTTGCAGGTATGAAAAGTGCTTATGCAATAGGTGAAAATTATATAGGTACAACGATAGAAAAAAGAAACATTATTATAAAAGGTGCTATTAGGGATGATGTTATTACTAATAGGCAAAAATTATATAGACAATTTCCTTTAAAATCTACAGGTACACTATATTATTATGAAGATGATTTAGAAAGAAAAATTGATTATAAAGTTGAATCAATACAAATTGATGATAAAGGATTACATAAGCATTTTCAAATATCTTTAATATGTCCTGACCCCTATTTTACTGATTTAGAAACAACCTCTTTACAAATGGCAACATGGAGTCCTGCTTTTAAGTTTTTATTAAAAATACCTAAAGATACAGGCATTAAATTTGGTACTAAAAATACAACTTCTATGGCAACAATAGAAAATGATACTAATATTGAATTTGGTATGACAATAACATTTACTGCAAACGATGATGTAGTTAATCCATCAATGTTTAATGTTGATACAAGAGAAGAAATGAAGATTGAAAAGAAAATGTCAACAGGTGATAAGATTATTGTTAATACTTATAGACAAAATAAAAATATTATTTATATACCTGTAAGTACAGGAATAGAAGAAAATATTAATAATTTAATGGTTTATGGTAGTAAATTTTTACAAGTGCATCATGGTAGTAATACATTTAGATATAATGCAGATGATGGAGAAGATAACCTTGAAGCAGTTATAGAATATGTAAATGAATATGAGGCAGTATAAATGATAAGTGAATTTGATATATATGTTTATACAAAAGATATTGAACTCATCGGTATAATAGATTTTTTTAGTTCTTTAAGATGGCGAAGAAAATATTATGAAGCAGGTGAGTTCGAACTTCATATTCCATTAAATGAACAAACTACTAAATTTTTAAAAAAAGATAATCTTATTATAAGAGGTGATGCAGTAGAAGTTGGTATTGTTGAAAGTTTTACTATAGATGATGAGGGTGAAAGTGGTGTTGAAGTAATTATCTATGGTAGATTTTTATCAAGTATATTAGAAAGAAGAATCATTAAAAAGAAAATTAATTTTAGTGGTTCTATTTTAGCAGGAGAAAGAAAAATATTATCAGAAATGACACCATTTTCTAAATTAGAAATAAAAGATACAACACTAGAATCAGATAGTGTTATTTTTCAGGTTAGTTATAAGAATGTATCAGATTATTTAATTAATTTAGCAAAATTATCTACTATAGCACACAGAATATCACTAGATATACCTAACAAAAAATATATATTTGAAAATTATCAAGGTTTAGATAGAACAGAAACACAATCTGTTAATCCTAGATATGAGTTTAGTGAAGATAAATCTAATATTGATAGTGCTAATTATACATATAGTGCTAAAACAGAAAAAAATTATGTTTTAGTAGGTGGTCAAGGTGAAGATACTGATAGAGTTATTGTAGAAGTTAAAAGTGGTAATTACTCTGATATGGATTTAAGAGAAGTATTTGTTGATGCAAAAAGTGAAAATCAAGGTGATTTATCACTTTCAGATTATAAAGAAACATTAAAGACAAAAGGTTTAGAAAATTTAATTGATACTACTGAAACACTTGAGGTTACTGTATATGCAGATGACTATAAAACAAAGTGGGATTTAGGAGATATTATTAATATTAAAAAAGAATCATGGGGTATAACCATAAAACAAAGAATAACTGAAATAGAAGAAACAATAGAAGAAAATAATCAAAAAATATATGTAACATTTGGAACACCATTTGTTGAAAATTTTGAAACTGATTCATAAAGGAGGATGATAAAATGGAAAAGTTTAGTTTTTTTAATGATGTTGATGGTGATAGAGTTTATTATGCAGAAGATTTTGCAAGACATTTAGCAACTTATTTCACCAATGGTATATTTAATAATGGTTGCCAAGTTTTAGGCGATACTGATGATATGTCAGTTAATGTTGGTATAGGTTCTGCCAATATTAATGGTTATAGATATGATAATGATGCTATTAAAACACTTCAAATAGATAATGCAGATGGTGTTTTAAATCGTATTGATAATATTGTAATAAGATTAGATTTAACTAATAGAAATATAACTGCACAGGTTATTAAAGGAACATTTGCATCCAATCCAGTTGCTCCTGATGTAGTTAGAACTTCTACAATTTATGATTTAAGAATTGCTAAAATAAGTATTCCTGCAGGAACTACTGAAATAACTCAAGATTTAATTTCTGATACGAGATTTATAACAACTGATTGTGGTAATGTTGTATCTACAGTAGAAACACCTGATACAGAAGCATTATTTAAGCAAATGGAGGCAGAATTTACAAAATCAATAAATAGTATGACAGAAGATTTTGAAACATGGTATCAACACATGAAAGACCAATTAAGTGAGGATGTTGCAGGTCATTTACAACAAGAAATAGATGAAATAACACCTGATGTTAATCAATTAAAAGAAGATGTTGATGTTCTTCAAGATAATATTTTAGATTTTGAAAAATCAAGAACAATAGATGATGAAAAAGTAGATGTCTATAAACCTAAAAATGATAATGCTATTGATAGTGATTCAGTAAGATTTAATGATTATAAATTAAGTGATATATTAGGTAATAAAACTGCAGGGTATCATAATTCTATTTATAGAGGTAATGATATTACTAAAAGATTTTATGATGGTTCTTTATCCACTCAAATTGCTAATAATGATTTTACTGATATTTTTATAGGTGATTATATTATTGGTAAATCAAGTGGAAGAAAATATTTAGTAGCAGATATTAATTATAGATTGCATAAAGGCGATACAGAGTGTACTAAACCACATATTTTAATGATTCCTGATAAATCTATGGGTACTGCTCAAATGAACTCATCAAATACTACATCAGGTGCATATATTGGTAGTGCTATGTATAAAAGTAATTTATCATCATATAAAACTGTTATCAATAATGACTTTGGTTCAGGACATATTTTAAGTCATAGAAACCATTTACAAAATTCTGTAACAAGTGAATATGAAAATGGTGGTACATGGTATGATTCAACAATAGAATTGATGAATGAATTAATGGTTTATGGTTCTAATATTTTTCATAATGTCGCAAATGGCACAAATGTTCCTAATAATTATGAAATTGATAATTCTCAATTATCATTATTTAGATTAGATAAAAGTCATATTGTTGCTTATAATGACAGTAATTCAAGACAATGGTATTGGTTGAGAAGTGTTGCTAATTCTTCCTGCTTCTGTAATGTCGACGGCTATGGTAATAGTGGCTGCAATTTTGCTTCCAACTCTGGTGGTGTCCGTCCCTGCTTTTTAATCTATTAATCTGCAATCTCACCCCTTTATGGGGTGAAGCAGATAATAGATTAAATAAAATAAAATACTCAACATAAATTGACTAAAACATTATTAAAGTTTAAAATTGTAATGGGAGTTGATAAATATTGAGTGTGTTGAAAAGAAAAAGAAACATATCAAAAATGGAGTTCTATCATAATGCAATTAAATTAAGATTAATGATAACTGAATTTTTGTTAAAAGATTTTGGTATAAAATCAAGAAGAAGAAATTTAGAATTTGCAAAAGATATATATGATATTGAAGAAGAAGATTTAGAAGAAATAGAAAATATTTTATCTGCTTATGATTTGAAAAATAGTTTTATAGACAATTTTCCATCATGGTTAATTGATAAAGAAAGAGATTATTTTATGGATTTATTAAGAGATTTAATGCAAAATATTTGTTCTGCTAATACAATACATATAACTAATAAAGAAGAATACTATATGAGAAGAAATTATCAAACACAAGCAATTTGTGATTGTGAGAATCTTCTACAAGAAATGCAATATGTAATATATGTTACTCATCCGAATGTTGAGAAATATATGCCTTATGTTGATATAATTGAAAAAGAAATCGTACTATTAAAAGGTTGGCGAAAATCTGATAATAAAATAATGAAAAGTTTAGAAGAAACACAAGATAAAGGGTAAGATTTGAATAATATACTTGGATGGCTTCCTGCTTCTGTAATGTCAACAACAATGGTAATAGTAACTACAATAATGCTTCCAACTCTGGTGGTGTCCGTCCCTGATTTTAAATCGCACAATGATTAGGTTAAGTACCGTTGCGATAATTAAAAGGAAATTTTATCCTGTCCGAAAGGCAAATAGATATTTTGATACTTTTTGATAAGTCAATTAAAGTTAGGAACAAAATATGTTAAATAAGATTAGCAATGCCAATGTTTTAATGGATAGTTTCTATAAAACAAGACAAAATAGTATTTGGAAAAATAGTGTACAACAATATGAGGCTAACCTCTTAAAAAATATTAGAAAAACACAGATAGAATTAAGAGAAAAAACATATAAGCAAAGTCCTTTTGATTGCTTTTTTCTATGTGAAAGAGGTAAAGATAGATATGTTCGTTCTATAAGTTTCTATGATAGAGTGATTCAAAGAGCATTATGCGACCAATTAACTCCCATAGTTGCACCATATCTAATATATGATAATGGTGCAAGTGTTAAAAATAAAGGTATTGATTTTGCTCGTAAAAGAATTGAAACACATTTACATAAATATTATAGGAAATATGGAAATATTGGATATGCACTCACTATTGATTTTAGTAAATTCTATGATAATATTTTACATAAACCATTAATGGATATGTATAAAGAAATAATAAAAGATGAAGATATATTAAATTTGATAGCACATTTAGTAGATAGTTTTTCAATTGATATATCAAATTATGATATAAGTGAAAAAGAATTATTTGATTCTTTAAAATATGCTAAAGAAAATACTGAAACTACTGGAGAAAAATTTATGAATAAATCTCTAGGTATCGGTAGTCAAATATCTCAAATTTCAGGTATTTATTATCCAACTAAAATGGATAATTATTGTAAAATAGTTAAAGGTATTAAGTTCTATGGTAGATATATGGATGATACATATATTTTAAGTAACAGTAAAGAAGAATTACAACAATTGCTAGAAGATATTACTAAAATATGTGATAAATTAGGTATATTTATTAATAAAAAGAAAACTCAAATATTTAGGATAGATAAAGGTTTTACTTTTTTAAAAATAAAATATAGATTAACGGAAACAGGTCATTTAGTAAGAGTACCTGTTAAAAATGGTTTTGTTAGAGAAAGAAGAAAGTTGAAAAGTTTCAAGAAAATGTTAGATAATGGTGAAATGAAATTTAAAGACATTGAAGAACAATATAAATCATGGAGAGGTAATTTAACTAAATATAATTGTCATAGAGCATTAATGAATATGGATAAACTATTTAATGAATTGTTTAAAAATAATTCACAAAATTCACATTAAATAGGTGATATAATGTATATAGAAGATAAGGCAACAAATAAGTTGTCTTTTTTCGTGTAATGAATGAAAGGAGGCTATGGAGTGGAAAATATTACACTAGGGCAAATAAATACCATATTTCTATTTATAGGTGGCTTTATCGGTTCAATAGTAGTTTTAGTAGTTTATTTAAAAAAAGGCTTAAGAAGTGCTTTAAAAGAAGATTTTAATGGCATTAAAAATGAAATAAATGAATTAAGAAGTGATATAAATGAAATTGGTATTTCAGATTGTAAGAACTTTTTAATAAATTGTTTCGCAAAAATTGAAACAGGTCAAGAATTGGATGAAACAGAAAAAGAAAGATATAGTGAATGTTATGATTTATATACTAATAAATATCATAAAAATTCGTATATTCATTCTAAACATGAAAAGTTAGTAAAGGAGGGTAAATTATGAGTTTAGAAACAATTGTAATTATAGTAACAATGATAGTTACATTTATTTGTGGAGTAATTGCAAAAAAGGTGAGTTGGTTCAATAATAAATTGATACCAATACAAAATTTGTTAATAGGTCTTATAGTGGCAATAATTGAATTTATAATTACTAAAGATTTTAATATTGCTATTGCTTTAAGTGGTCTTTTAGCAGGTGGTACTTATGATATTGGAAATAATTTAAAACAAATGACAAATAATAATTAAATTAGGTAGGAAAGAGAGCAAATGATAGTTCTCTTTTTTATATATTCCATTAAAAAAATTGAAAGGATGTGAAAAGAAATGGAAGAAAAAGAAGTTGTTGTAGAAGAAACTACAGAAGAAATGGAAGTACAATCATCTTTTAATACAGATTCTTTAGATGTATTAGTTGATGGTGAAGATTGTACAGTTGAAAACAAAGAGGAGGTAGAAGAAAATGCAAATGAGAACTAGTAAACCAACTGCAGGTAATAAATTCTATATTACTAAATCAAAAGGTGGATATTCTGCTTGTATTCAAGGAAGTCCAACAGATAGTGCTTGTAATGTATTAGCAAATTGTGTAGGTTATGCTTGTGGTAGATTTAATGAAATAATTGGTAGTATGAAATATCCATCATTAAATTGCAATGCAGAAAATTTTATTGAAAGAGCAAAAAGTTTAGGACTTCAAGTTGTATCATATCCTACTTTAGGTGGTATTATGGTATGGCAAAAAGGTGCAACATTAAATAGTTCTGATGGAGCAGGACATGTTGCAGTGGTAGAAAGAATTGATAGTGCTAATCAAATATATACATCTGAATCAGGTTATGGTTCAAGTGCTTTTTGGAACTCTGTAAGAACAAATTCTAATGGAAGATGGGGATTAGCAAGTGGATATACATTTAGAGGTTGTATTGTAAACCCTGCTATTGGCGATGTTCATTATGTAGCACCAACACCAAGCACTCCAACTAAATCAAATGAAGAAATTGCTAATGAAGTTATTCAAGGCAAATGGGGTAATGGAGATGCCAGAAAAACTGCTTTAACTAATGCAGGTTATGATTATAGTGCTATTCAAAAAATAGTAACTCAAAAATTATCAGGTAATACTACTAATACTTCAAGTAATTCTAATAGTGATTTATTAAATTTAGTTAAAAAGACTATTAGAGGTGATTATGGTAATGGAGATGCTAGAAAAAAAGCACTAGGTTCAAATTATGATGCAGTTCAAAAACAAGTTGATTTAAATTATCAACATGGAACTACTAATTGGGATAACATTAAATTATATTAATAAGATAAAATAAAGACTAGGGTTTGATTTCCTAGTCTTTTTTAGTTATAAGTGAAGAATTATCGCTTTTAAGTATTTTGATAGCATTTCGTAAAAATTGTGCTTTTGTTAAATTGTTAATTTTTAAAAGTTGTTCAAGTTCTTCTTTTTCATCAATGTTTAAATCAACATTAAATTGTGCTTTATGTTTTTTGCGATATGAATCAATATACTTTGTTTGATTAAACTGTTCTTTCATGATATTTTGACAATTTCAGTTATCTATGATAATATTATTGGTAGGGGAGTGGTTTAATTACCACTCTTACCAATCAAAGGAATGTCGATGCCGATTTTAATTGATATTCCTTTTTTTGTTATCTTTATTTCGATAACTTTTAATGAAATTGTCATTTCTTCACCTCCTTACATATTAAGTATATCA